GGAATCTTTAAAAACTTCTCTAGTTATCTGACTGGCCGCGTGCACCAGTCGTATCCGATGGCCGCGATCACAGCGGACTGCACGTCGTCGCCGATCATGACCATAACGTCCGGCGTGTCGATCAGCCCGGCCAGATACTCGGCAGCGCGTTCGTGATCGAACTCCATGCCGTAGTCCGACTCGCGTACAAACGCTTCGGCCATCGCAAGGATGGCCGGAATGTCTGCTGCGGTTGCGAGTCGGACGGACATGCGGCTACAGCTTCTGGCCGTTCGGGTTGGCGCCGTAGCTTTCCGGCACCAGCCAGCCCTGCTTCGTCAGCACCGGCAGCTTCAGCTTCGCGAGATCGATGCTGTCCTGGTCGGGCAGATCGGCGTCGGGGTTGGCACGCTTGGCCGTCGGCGCCGGGTTGGCTTCGAGGGCGGCAACACGAGCGAGCAACGCAGCCAGCTCGGACTTCGAAACCGTCACGGTCTCATCCGGTGCAGCGTTCTCCGTGGTGGGGGTTTCAGGCGTCTGAGCTTCAGCGGCCGGGGTCGGCGTCTCGCCGGGAACTTGCGGGGCTACGGGGGTCTTCGGTGGCATCGTTGCGTTCTCCGTGGTGGGGGTTTCAGGCGTGGTGCGAGTATCGGCTGATGCGCGGGGCAGAATCCTGCCCGTTTCCGGTGACGCTCTCCCAGAGCGTCAGCAGCCGCTTTCCTTCGTCGAATTTCGGGGAGCTTCCCTGCTTCCAGCCGCCGATCGTTCGCTTCGAGACGCCGCAAACAACGGCCATCGAGCAGTGCGAGTACCCCTCGCGCTCGAGATCGACGATCACGCGGAACCAATCCGTGCGCTCATCGCTGACCGTCTGCATCGTCAGACAGGCTCCCCGTCCAGCTCGATGACGATCACCTCGACGCGCGGCGTCTCGGCATAGCGCTTCTTCTTCGAAACGTCGCAGACGACCGAGTCGTCCCGGAACACGATCGCGTTCATGCCGTCGAGGATGGCCTTCTCGATGTTGTCCAGGTCAGGCTTTCCCGTCGGCAGGATCTCGCCGTCAAGTGCCCTGCGGCGCTTCTTCTGCGACCAGCTCTTCGGCACCGAGCAGAACACCCGGATCGAGACCATGCACGGGAACGACGTCGGCGCTTCGCCGGCCATCGCCTCGTGCGCAGCCATCCGCACCAGGTTCTCGTACTCGACCGTCGGGGCCGGCGTGTAGTGGGCGACGAACTGCTTGCCGCTCTTTCCCTTCGCAATCCGGCTGCGCGCCCGGCCCTTGCCACGCGGCTCCCCGGGCACGACGAACTCGGCACGCAACTTCTGCCGGCGCTCGGGTTCGAAGCCCGGCAAATGCGCGCGCGCGCCCGGGAAATGCACGGGAGGCGTCACTTCTCCCACCGCTCCCGAACGATCTTCTCCACCCTCATGGTCAAGGCCTCGCCGTACTTCGTTCGCCACAGCGCCAGGCACTCCCGGACATGGGGCTTCAGCCACGGACCCCGCGTAAGCCCCAGCAGGTAGGCGGCAAGATGCTCCTCCAACGGTTTCATTCCTCACGATTCCCTCCTCGCTCAAGCGGTTTCAACGACATCCTTGATCCCCAACGCTTCCCTGCTCATCTGCGCCAACAGAAACGGGACGGCTTGCCCTTCCTCAATCTGCCGCTGCACATCCTTCGCCCAGCCAAGCGGGTCCTGCTCTGCAGAAGGCGTCGTCAGCGCAACAGCAGCACGGGTTACCTGCGCAATGCGTTCCTGGTCGGGGAAGATGTCGGCCGGAGCCGGAAGCGCTGCTGCTCGTTGCGGTACCGGATGCCACGATCCTTTCGCCAGTTGAGCGGAAAGGGCCGCCGTCCAGCGCTTGCCGAGACTCGACCAGGAACCGTTGCGAAGGTCGAAGGCGCCGATCTCGACTGCAGCCCAGTAGATCGCCGGATGCGACCACTCGTCCGTACCGGAATCCCGCAAGCCGATCTGCTTCGCGGCCTCGAAAAACGACCGCTCGAAATCGACCGGAGGGCGGCACAGTTTCAGGAACTCGGGAAGAGTCGGCGGCCAATCTCGGGTCTTGCAGCAATCGACCCCGCGCTTGATCTCGTCTGCCGAATACCCCGCCAGTTCCTCGGCCCAGAGAGCCTTGACGCTGGCCAGGTCACAACCTCGCCAGAGGTCAGCGAACTTGCTGCCGTACATCGCGGAAAAGCGCAGGAACAGGCGCTCGATCCACGACTCAGGCAACGCGGACGGATTCGCCAGTGATGTCGCGTTCTGCGGTAGCTGTGCGGTCATTTCGGTTGGCTCCGGTGAGTTGAGCGATGGTGTCGGCGCGCTCGTCGTGAATCGACTTTCGGCCGGTCTTTGCCTGTGTCGGCGGGTTCAGGAAGTCCTTCAGGATCGCGTCGAGGTAGCCGGCGTTGATCGGCTGGGCGTTACCCTGCTCGTGCCGTCGCTGCTGCGCGGTTTCGAGGGCGGTCAGTGCCTGGGCGTCGCTGATGCCGCCTGCTGCCCATGCGATGACGCGAGGGTCGGATGCCTGCAGCGCAGCGCCGCGTTTTCGCAGCAGGGTTGCGAGTTCGATCGAACGGATCTGGATCGGATCGGCAGCGGCAGTGTCGGATTTTTCGTCCCGGACTGAATCAGCTGTCGACGCCGCCGCTTCCGGAATCAGAGAATCAGAGAATCCGGAATCAGGAATCAGAGAATCCGGAATCAGAGAATCAGCAGGGTTTACCCCCCCTTCCAAGTCGCTTTTTGGGGGGTCAAGCCTCGGGCTTGCCTCGGGCTTGCCTCGGGCTTTGTGTTCTTTGCATGTGGGTAAAGCCTCGGGCTTTTCATCCGTTGCATGGTGTAAAAGCCTAGGGCTTTTGGGGGGTGGAATGTCGCTTTCTGCCTCCCGATGGTGCGGATTCTGATGCTTGGAAAATGCCGTAATCTGGATGTAAGCCCGGCCTTCGACCTCATAGCGTTCGATAAAGCCTCGGGCTGAAAGCTCCACCAATAGGGGCTCTGCGTCCTGCGAGTCAAACGGCAGCAGCTCGCCCTTGATACGTTTCGGGCGATCTTCCAGGCGGCCTTCACGGTCGGCCAGCATCCACAATCCGGGGAAAATGAAGCGGGCCCAGATCGAGCACTCGGCGAGGTCTTCGTTTTTGTAGAAGCCGGGTTTGATATTTCTAGCGCGTGACATCAGATTTCCCCTTTGCCGATCCGAACCAAAGCCTCGCCAATTTGCTGCGCGAGCTCTCTCGGGAACCTGATTTTTTCGTTGTCGACCGTCCTGAAATCGTCGTTGATCGAAGAAACTGAAATCTCGACTTCCATGCCATCGGCGACATCGATAAACACCTGCGGCAGGTGTTCAATGAAAAGCGCCTCGCGGCGCTCCGGTTTAGTCTGTTTGCTCATTTGCGCACCTTCTGCCCCGCCAGCGCGGTCTCGACGAGGCCCTGAATCATCGGCATCAGCTCGGCGAGCTGGGCGATCGCCTGCGTCTTCTGCGCATCCGGCGACTGGATGAACTTCTCGACGAGCCAGTAGATCGCCCGTACATCCTTCGTCGATTCGAGGATTCCGAGGATGTCTTCCTCGCGCATCGGGCGCGGATCGCCGTGATCGCTCGACAGTCGCTTGCTCAGATCCGAGGGTGACTGATCGAGATCGGCGGCCACGCCGTTCAAGCCCTTGCGGCTCGTGTAGACCGTGTTGATGAGAATGTCCCGGAAGCGTGGGAACTGCGCCGTCAGTCCGGGCTGAAACGGCAGCATGAATTGGCTATTGCTCATTTGTGCCTACTCCCTTGGGCAGTAGTTGGCAGTGAAGGGGCGAAAAAATAGGCCACATGACGAAACGCTCACGCAGCCTGCTTTTCAGGACCCCCTTCGATTTGTTGGAAGAAGTCGGCCCGAACCACGCGCAGAAACATCAGGCGCGCCTTCGGTATTCCGTCCGCTCTCCATTGAGAAACCGCCTGCGCGGAAACCTCGCAGAGTCGGGCCACCTCGGCTGTACCGCCGAGACCATCGATGATTTTGTTCGGGTCCATGCTGAATTAAAGCATGCTTGTCATTTGTCAGTCAAGGATGCTTGACGCAATGCGCGCTAAGTTCAGGCCATGAAATTACTTCACGAACGAGTCAAGGAAGCTGTCGACGCAGCCAAGAAAAACAAGGTCTCCGTCCTGGCGATTGCAAAGGCTTGCGGCATTTCTCGGCAGGCTGTTTATCAGTGGATGGAACAAGGCGCCAATTCGATAGACGGTGCCAACCTGGTCGAGCTGGCCGAACTCTCCGGCTACAACGCCAGATGGATCGCAAATGGAAAAGGGCCGAAGACGAATCGCCTTTCATCAGACGAGGTGACGATCATCGAGGGCTTCCGGCTGCTGGACGACGAGATGCGGGAAGAGGCTCTGATGCTTGCCAGACGGCGGATCGAGAAGGCGAGATCGCAAAAAATGAATGCCGCGTGATTTCCATGAGCGAATGGCGACAACGTATGCTATTTGCACGAGACAATCTGTTCAATTAGCCAAAGGTCATATGAAAAAGCTGACTGATTACGTTCGATCTATCCCCATTCGCCTCGCGTTGGCGGCTATCGTTTTCGGCCTTGCAACACTGGCGATTAACATATCTGGCAAGGTTCCTGAGAAAAAGCCAGCCGCAGCAGAAGAGCCAGCCCCCGGAAATTCTGGAGGAATCGCATCAGCACACCAGGAAAGCACCGAGGCTGCGCTGCGATTCATGGCCTCGAGGCCTGCAGATCCAGAAAAGAAGTGATCAGGCACCTCGTCGCCGTTGCCATCCTTATCGTATCGGCGTCAGTTCAGGCAAAACAGCCCCGCAGCGCCGTCGAGCGCCATGCATTCGTTAAAGAGAATCCATGTCCGGCCACAGATCGGACGCGCCTCCCCTGCCCTGGTTATCACGTCGACCACATCATCCCGCTATGCAACGGTGGGGCCGACCATCGCAGCAATATGCAGTGGCTGACCATCGAGGCCCACAAGCTCAAGACGAAAGACGACGTCAGGTCATGCAACATCATGAGGGGTGAGAAATGAACGACGACCAATTCCATCTGCAGGGAAATTTGCGCGTTTGATCTCACACAGCCCGCCTTGGCGGGCTTTTTCTTTTTCCATCGTTCGATCTCCTTGAAACTCACCAACCCGCTTTGGCGGGTTTTTGTTTGTCTTCATGTAAAGCCCGCTTGACATTGCAATGACAAGTATGCTTTAATTATTTCAACGCAGCCAGACACACACCGACGAGCGCGGTGATGGCCCCGCGAAGCGGAGAACCGGCAAAGCCGGCGGGTACGCAGGACGGAACAGGCCACGGGTGGGGCAGCAGCAGGGCAGCAAGCAGCACGCGAGCAAGGGCGGCGATACAGCCCCGGTGAGCCTCTTTGCGGCGAGTGACATCG